TTGAAGGAGATGAAGTCTGGCTCATTACGTCGAGATTCGTGAAGCCAATAGTTACACCGACCAAGGCAACCTTGAACTATCTCAGGAGAGGTGGCAAAGGTAGCCTGGGCAAGACAGAAAAGGCTATCTATGCCGCCGGCCATGCGGGATACGCAGCACTGAACCTCGCCTACTTGAAGAGAGCCAGGCAGATCTATCTTTTGGGATACGACATGAACGATGGGCCTCATGATCAGTGGCATAACCATGAGGCTGAGATCGGGCTTGAACCCCGACCACACTATCCCAATTACTACAAAGATTGGCCGAAGGAGTTCGACAAGCTTGCCCCCGCTCTTGTAGAGGCAGGAATTGACGTGGTAAACTGCAACCCTGATAGTAGTGTGAGGTGTTTCAGATTCAGCACGTACGAAGAGTTCGGTCTGACCCAGTTAGTCGAGACGTCTACCTATTAAGGAGTCCGTAATGAAACTCATTTACGCGATGCTCGCTCTCTCTCTGATCCTGCTTTCAGGTTGCGACAAGTTTCCGAAGGTTGAAGCTGACGCGTATGTCTGCGGAGAGCCTCCGGATGAAGTCACGTTTTACTGTAAGGTTGGGACAGGCCCACCGCGTCAAGATTGCAGCGCAGCGCAGACTGGCGAGTTCCAAGGTGTGGATGTGATTACCTGCTAGGAGTCAAGAAGTGACCGTAAAATATAAGCATGTATCCAGGACAGTAACAGCGGCTGCTCAGTTCTCAGACCCTATTAAAGTGCAAGAGGGACGAGGGGTTCACTTTTCAGCTGTCGGTACTTTTGTAGCGACACTCGAGCTCCAGATCAGGTTTAACTTTTCGAAGGACGCCGACTGGAGAACCTGGAAAACTACTACTGTTGAGATAGAGGATGAGACTCCCATTTTGGCGGTAGATGCTGAAATTCGAGTGGGTTGTACAGCCTTTACGAGTGGTCCTGCTCTTGTGGAGGCGCGAGTTTCGAGAGAAAGAGTCGTCGGTAACTAACCCAGAGAGTAAGAAATGAGCTTGCGCTCAAGGGCTATATCAGGAAACAACCAATTTTCAGAGCCCATCAGGATAGGAGATCGAAGAGCAGTACATTTTTCGGTCGTCAACACCTACGTTGGTACTCTAGAGCTCCAGACCAGGTTTAACTTCTCGGATGATGCTGATTGGAGGACGCAGCTTTCGGTCACTGACGAGGAGATCGAAGACGATTCGTACGTAGCCCCTTCGAATTGTGAACTGAGGGTAGGCAGTACTGCTTACACGAGTGGCTCTCCTGTTGTAGAAGCAAGAATTTCTAGAGCGAGGGAAGGTAGTACACTTCGTCTTCGTCGTTCTGCATCACCAATCATCATTCCTACTATTGGTCCCCCATATGATCTCAGTGCGGGCATACCTGCCGGACTATCTGCCCACGATGGCTGGAACTCTGAGGTTGTCGGTGGCTATCTCGAAGACTTGATATTCACCAAATCCGGTGCCAGCAACTCCGGGCTGTGGGAAGATCAGGATTTGTTCGACGGGTCAACCGACGACTTCGATATTCGACTGACTTATGTTTGGAGCACTTTGGCGCCGGCTGGCAGCAGCATCCAGTTTGGTCCGGTTGTTCTCGATACAAACATCGACGCAGTTGAGCCAGCAGGAATAGGCTGTCTAGTGCAGCGGGCTGGCCCTGGTTCTATGCTCCCGTCCCGTGGAACGGCGGCAGGAAATAGTTTCTGGGGAGCCCTGATCGGCGGGTTATCGGGTGTCAATCTGGCCGGCTCTGAACTGACTGCTGATGGCACCACAGAGCATACGGTGGGATTCGCCATGCGCGGCGGGACCGAGATGACTTCTTTCTTTGACGGCGACCAAAAGCAGAAGCTTACACTGGGTGCCGCAGATCAGACGAAACTCGATGGGTGTGTCAGAATTGGAATCTGTTATCCCACCAGCATAGCCGTCGATAATGTAAACCGCCTCCGGCTTTTAGAGTTTACAGCCGCCGGAGTGATATATACACCAGTATGAGAATGACATGCCATTAGCTCCAGGATCAAGTCAGAAGATAGTTAGCCGGAACATTAGGATGCTGCGCAGAGAGGGTAAGCCGCGGAAGCAAGCTATTGCGATTGCTCTAGAAGAAGCCCGAAAGAGTGTTCATGGTCTGTCGAAGCTAAGAAAACGGAAAAAGAAGAACGTAGGACGATCTTACTAGGTATCATATGCTACGAGGCTGAGTGTATGATAAGTCATGGCCCTGAACCTAGACATCCTGGACCATTACCGCCAGGAAATGGTAAAGCAAGCCCTCGAAGATAACGATCTTCCCCACCTTACTACTGCTATCTTTGAGGTTGAGCGGTTTACTCGAGATCTTGCTGCGAACGATATCGATAAGGCCATAGACTTTGCAGAAATTCTTTTAACACTGGAGGCTGCCAAATGGCAATTGGAGAACCCCTCACCACAGAATCACCCCTCGTCACCCTCACAGGACTCCTCCTCTCCTACGTCATCTTGAAGGCAGAGTCTGCAGATTTTATTGTAAGGTCGCATCCAAAGCTAGGGACGACGATAATCTCTGGAGATAGGGAGTTTAGTGGGCCAGACGAAGATAAAGTTGTCGAGCACTTTCTCCGGTGGATCATCGAGAGGGAAGTAACGATGACGAAGGAGGATTTCGACGAAGTTGAGTTGGATGCTCCAGCAGTCGAGGACATTGGAGCTCTGGCGGCGGAGTACGCAGGAGACGGCATGTCGGAGTTCGGAAAGGTAATTGAGTCGGCCAGGTCCGAGAGAAAGGGGATCATTGAGAAAGCCCTACGAGAGCGTGATTGGGATACGCCAGGAATAACGAAGATAGTTGATCTATTACCAGAGTTGAGGGCGAAGACTCAGTTAGAGGACCTGGATGTAGCAGAGATTATGGAATGTATTAGCGATGTGGGGTTGGACAATTTGTTAGGCGAGTTGTCAGATGCTACAGTGCCAGTCGTGAGGTCTACTGACAAGCCCAACTGATTGGGTTGGCATTCTGCCAGGAGATAAGGAATATGACCGACACGAATAACCTCTTGAAACGCGGCGTCGATCCGTATGCTGATGCGGACGTAACCGACGAGCGTACTGGATGGGTTGGCCCGATTTCGAACGTGGTATCAGGAACGACTGAAGCCTTTGCCGCGGCCCTTCATAAGGGTCGGATACGTGAGATCATCGGTGTTGTCACAGTGGCAACTACGGTCGCTCCGGCGGTCGTCGATGTTGAAGCGGATGGTCTTGTGATCGCTCAGGTCACAGTTCCGGATGGCTTGGCGATCGGCGCCATCGTCCGTTCAGCCATCTTGGATGATTCGGGAGTTGCAGACGACAATCTGGTCAATCAGCTGTCGAACATCTCCGTCGTGTCAGACGGTGGTGCAACGGCTGGTGCAGTTGACTGGTACGTCCACGTAACAGCTGAACAGTAAGCTAGGAGGGCCTCGTAAGGGGCTCTATTAATGCCTACTCCAGGTTTGTTCGTCGAAACAGAGGGCCGTGCTCCTCGTAACGTAAAGAGGGACTTTCATGGTATCCCCCTCGTCATCGAGTACTTCCAGGGTGACATCAAGCCAGGTCGAGATCCGGACGACGGCAGCGGGTTCTTGCAGAACGCGGATTACGGATTCATCGTTGGTACCACAACTAACGAAGAGGGAGAAGGGCTGGACGTGTACATTGGTCCAGATCCCGAATCTAAGAGAGTATTCCTCGTTGCGTTAATGTGGCCTCATGCCACCGACACGTTCATGGAGTACAAAGCCCTTCTAGGCTGGTCCGACGCCCACCAAGCAGAACGATTCTGCCAACGACAATACTTCCACGACATGGTGGGACTAGTCCAGGAGGTCTCTATCTCCGACCTCATCGACATGTCAGAGCTTCAAACTCCTATGACGGAGAAGCTCATGATTCGTGTGTCAGAGGAAGAAGAGGCCGCAAGAGCAAAGCAAGAGGATATCACCTCGCAAGAGCCGGAACTGACACTCATTGACGAGGAAGGCGGAGCTGAGCGGGATACTGAGAACCAGGCTGGTGATTCCACTGGCTTCGAGAATGAGCACAGGCACGTGCTTCTAGAGGATGGAACCACATCACTCGATAAAGCACCGGATGGAGAGTTGCATATTCACAAATGGACGCCCGACGGGACGACAACTTCGACGGATGCTGGCCATAACCATCCTCTCCCCAAGGATAAAGAGCCAAACCTCACGATTAACTAGCAAAAACTCTGCCAGGCCGGTATAGAACAAGGGATATCTTGAACCGGCCGCAATGCAGAAGACTACCAAATCTCCAACGTATGCTGTGCTGCCCCATAGAAAGGGCCAGCAAGACGTGTACTTTTTCTTCGTCAAGAAGATCCACGGTCAGCTCCAAATAGACGAAGAACTCAAAACAACTTACCAACGCCCTAGTTTCCCAGTGGAGGAAAGGGACGTGGTTATTGAACTGCTAATAAAGGCAGGTATCACGGTTAGATACTTTGACGCCGAAGAGTCAAAGTGGATGGATCAATCAGCATCGGGTGGACTGGAGCCGGCACCAGGCAACAGAGATGGGTCATGGACTCCACCGAACCTGGAATCGTTTAAGCAGGACTATCTAGGGGTTAGATTCGGAGCTTCTGCGGCAGCCTAACAGGAGCGGAGAATGAGGAAAAGACACTTCGCCAGCCGAGGTGTGGTAGCGACAGATAACATCGCTACGATATATCAACGGGAGATCTTCTTTCAGGTCGACCCGATGAAACTGGACTACCTTGATCCCAAAGACGTCCAAGACATATTCCCCTCTGGTTCATACATTGATGTCGAACCGCAGCAGTACCTCCAATACCTCCCAGAGTTAGAGCAAGAGATCTTCTTTTTGGTCTTCACCAAGCAGAAGAATCAGAAGGACATCGCCAAGCTCCTTGACCTCTCACAACCCACAATCTCTTATCGTTACCGGCGCGTGATAGCGAAGCTGGCATATATCATGATTTTGGTGGCAGTTGATGCCAAGGAGCTTGTCAATGCCCTTCCGTTCCTCAAGGAGCAGGAGAAGAACATCCTCATCGACCTACTTTTCTACACGCACCAGGAGATGGTGGGTAGGAAATGGGGAGTGCGGCAGTCGACAGTGAAATGGGTGTTCGTCAAGACAAGACGGAAACTAGGTGACATGGAGAGGGAAGATCCGGAGAAGTGGGCGAACCACCTCGGTCTAATCCTCCTGCTTGAACGCTTCCTCGGCGTGAGGGTGATGCACTGATGCCCAAAAAGGAGGTACAGAAACTACCTGATCCTCACAGAATGATTGCCAGGATCAGAGGGAGGATGTCGAAGAACTGCGCAGTAAGGGTGTCGCCCTACTGTGACATCGTAATCTCTATGAGGATGCAGGGTATTCCATATCGACAGATCGAGGACTGGCTTATCGAGCAGGGAGATGAATACCGGATCTCAGCCGGAACCATACTGAGAAACCTGCAGAAGACCAAATTAAAGGTGGAACTCTCGTACGCAGAAGAGCTCGCGGAGAAATGGGGTGAACGGATTGATCTTGATCATGCCAGGGAACTGGCTGGTCAGATCGTGGCTCAGAGAATGCGAGTAGATAAGATGCAGCGACTAGAAGAAGAGCGTCAGGAGCTGAACCCGCGGTATTTCGACCGCAGATTGAGAGGGGAGCGAGAACTCCTCACCAAGATGCTCCGTGACATGCAAGTCATGATGAAGACGCCACTAGAAGCTGCCCAGGAAGCAATGGAGGCCGGCGCCCTAATGGGTGCAATAGGCTTCCAGATGTCAGAAGACGCCAAGTCGGTTCTCAAGGATATGCTTCTGAGCGGCGAACTCCAGTATGGTGAGATAGACCCGACCAGCGAATACGGGCCGCATTAGTGCAAATACTTTCTGATATACCGGCTGCAGACCGGGTAGTTCTGCAGCAGGGAATGCCTCACCTCAGGCAAGCCATAGCGCACCTGTGCCAGACAGATTTCCTTGTCTTTCAACGCGTGGAGTTGGGCTTTGATATCGGTCGACATCACAGGAGTTGGGCAGCAAGGTTGTCGACGGGGATGGACGTCTGTGAGATGGCCCCTCGAGATCACGGTAAATCAAGCTCCCTCGCTAGAGCCTATCCACTATGGAAAGTCAAGTACGATAAGTGGGTAAAAGAAGTATTGATCTTAGGTCCAGATCAACCAACTGCAGTTGAGAATCTGGATAAGATCAAGGACCTCTTAGACTCGCGTCCATCCCTACGACACCTCGTTCCAAAAAGACGCCGCGATACTTTCTACTCAAGAACTGAAATCCTTTTAACTAACGGTAAGTCCATTAAGGCTAAGGGTAAAGGCTCTCCTCTTCGTGGTCGTCACCCTCAACTAATAATTTGCGATGACATGTTGAATGAGAGTAATAGCCTGACTTCGGAACATCAACAAGAGACTCGAAGACATTTGAATGAAGTCATCGTACCGATGAAGGATAAGGGCCAGGCTTGGATGAAAGCGAGGGGCTATCGACCGCAGTTGGTGGTCGTTGGTACAGCTCAAGATAGGGCAGACCTCTATCATGAGTTGCAGGCTAACGAGGAGTACATTGGTGAGAAGCTAGAAGCAATCCTGGACGACGAGAAAGAGCTGGTATTGTGGCCAGAGAGGTACACGTACGAAGATCTGATGGAGGTGAAGCGGAAGGTTGGGTCGATTGCCTTCTCGAAAGAGTACCAGAACAACCCGCTCAGTGAAGAGACAACCATATTCCCACCATCGCTCTTCGACCCTTTGAAGGACAAGAACCTCAGTTATGTCAACACGTACGATGGCCCTCACGCTGCCTATATGGGAGTGGACTTCTCGGTGCCAGGTTCTTTGGATGGAGACTATACTGTCATCTACGTGGTGATTTGGGACACAGATACGAAGGAGTTTATTCCACTGAACTTCTGGAGAGCTAGACCACACGCCTTGAACGAACAGGTGAACGAGATCGAGCTTTGGTGTCAGAAGTACAACATCACGCTGGGCTACCTTGAGGATAACCTCTTTCAGGGAGTCTACACCAACCTCTTTGCAACCAAGTCGGCCCTACCGCTTACCGGACACACAGTTACGCACAGTAGAAAGGGATCGCTGGAGTACGGTATATTAGGGTTTAGACCCCAGTTTGAGAACGGCGCTTGGAGATTCCCGTATAAGACTAACTTAGACCGTCAGAAGACTGATCTTATGATTGAAGAATTTAACGGTGTTCGTCAACGCCGAGGGAAGATCGGAAACGAGGCTTTTCACGACGACATAGTAATGGCGATGTGGCACGCGACATCAGCCGCACGAGCAGAAACAAGTTTCAGTGTTTCATGGGAATGATGAGATGCAACCCACTTTAAGTCAAAGAGTTCGACACATAATCGGAGACAGCTTCGGCGCAGAGATCGTTGAGGCTAACCTCGAGAAAGCGATCCAGGCAGCAAGAGAATCAGCTGCAGCCCCAGAGGCAATATTCCACGATCCAATGTCGATGTTCATGGGCTTTGACTGGATGGGTCGAGGCCAGGGTCACCAAGGCAACCTCCGGATAGGGTTCCACGAGTTGCGACGAATGGCGAAGAACCCCATCATCGGGTCAATTATCGGAACCCGAATCAATCAGATCGCTGCCTTCATGAGGCCTCAACAGGACCCCTACAGTTTGGGCTTTCGTATCAGAAAGTTTGATAAAAGTGAGGCTGGGGATGAGAACTTCATTAAAGAGCTGACTATGTGGCTCTACACAGCTGGTATCCCCGATTTTGGAGAAGATCTCTTGGAGACCTTCGCCAGGAAGTTCATGAGAGATAGCCTGGTTCTAGACCAGGGTACGGCAGAGATCGTTTTTACTAGGGATGACAACCCCGCCTATCTAGTGGCAGTTGACGCAGCCACTGTTCGTCGATTGAAGGCCAGTTTGGAATACTTCGTACCAAACCAGGATACCCCATTCTACGTTCAGGTTTTGCAAGATCGAGTTGTGGCTGAGTTCACTCAGAAGCAGATGATGTACGGAGTGAGGAATTCTACGACTAGCATTCACAACGCTGGTTACGGTATGCCAGAGCTGGAGATCTTAATCCGGACAGTCACGACAATCCTGAACGGCGAACGGTACAATGCCGGCCAACTAACCCAGGGCGGTACTTCTAAAGGCGTCATGGTTGTAAAGGGGGAGGCGAACAAGGACCAGATGGACGCCTTCCGTCGTGATTTCCGGGAAGCGATACGGAACGCTGCTCAATACTGGCGTCCACCGGTGCTTCACATTGGTAAGGATGGAGACATCGATTGGGTCCAGCTCGATCGATCCAACCGGGACATGGAATACGCGCAGTTGATGGACTTCCTGGTGAAGGAAGCCACTTCGGTTTTCATGATGGACCCGAGCGAGATCAACTGGAAGATCTCGTCGACCGGTTCGAGGACCAACTTCGAGTCGGGCGCCATGCAGAAACAGACGTTATCACAGAGACGGGGCCTGGAACCACTGCTTACTTTCCTCGCAAACCAGTTGAACACCAACGTGATCTGCCGTTTCGACCCGACCTACGTAGTAGAATTTATCGGTATGGAAAGATCAAGAGAAGCCGATTCAGAGATAAGGGAGCGTGAGACACAATCTTTCCGTACTGTGAACGAGGTAAGGATTGAGCTAGGTCTTGAAGAAGTGGAAGGTGGAGATACCATCTTGAACCAGTTTTTCCGAGACAATGATGCCAATTTAGAGCCGCCGTTGCAGAAGTCAACTGAAACCCCGTATTTGGATGATTATACAATGGTTGACATCGAGCGCGAGCTGAATGGATAATGCCTTTTGCAGTCAACCGATTACAAGTTCGTCGCAGTAAGCTCCCATACGAAACTCTGGATGGATGGCAAACTGATGCGCTAGAAGAGTTTGAAAGAATCCGGCGCGTTGGCTTGGAAGTCATTGAAAGAGACATCATGAATTCTACGCCGGACCAAGACAACACAGGATTACTTGCATCTCAAACGGGTGAGGTCGCGAATGATCCTGATCCAAACAATCCTGGCCGGACAATAGGCGAAACCGAAGCACTGCAGACTTCGACCGAGTCAGGTTCTCTGCATAAGTCATTAACTCCCCAAGAACAACAAGTTAAACGAGCGATCGCTACCTTTGAACGGCGACTTGAGTTCGGTGCTCCGTTAAAGCCGGCACTAGGGGAGACAACCGCCAACCTACTATTGTTGAATATGCCAACTGAGGGTGGCGAATTAAAACTCCAACGCGAAGAGGGCAAGACAGCGAAGCTGAACGGAAAAGGGCGTGAGGAAATTGTCCCGCTAGTTTCAGTTGTTTCAGTGCCAACTATCGACACCCTTAAGTTACGGGATGCGTTAACGGGAAATAGATCGACGCAACCAGTCGCTATTAAGCACCCCAGGATTACAACTTACACGATCATTGACGGAGCTGAAGAGTTTCTAGCATCCAGGATAACAAGCATTCCTGCAATGCTCATGATTGTGCACCGCCCACGAGATGTTCAACCGTTGGCGCTAGACACTGATGAACGCTTCGAAAGGGTAGCGATAGAGACGAAAGCTCGGGAGATAGTTAGAGATGTCGTTTACAAATTACCATCACTCCTCGAACCTTTTGGCGAACTCGCCCGCCGTTTTCCAGAAGACGACTTCACCCTACTATTTTGGGAACGACTTACGCCGGAAGAGGAACGAGTTGAAGCGGTTGCAGAAAATAAAGCTATTCGCCGAGCGGATGCTTGGACTAAAGCATTTACCGCCGCGCGCGAAGAAGGGAAAGACGAAGCGGAAGCTTCGCGAATCGCGCGAAATAATCCTCGTTTTAGGCGCGCCGAAGATCTTGAGGAAGCGGCGATTGATCGAAAGATCAGAATACAAGAAAAGTGGGAGACTAGGCGGGAAGAATTCCGCGAAGCCGCACGAGAAAGTATAAAGTTAGCAAAGGAAGACGGAGTCGGTGAACAATTCAGCATTGAGAACTTGAATCCGCACCTTATTTTTAGAGAAGCAAACAAAGGTCAAAGAGTGGAAGAAGACGATCGCAGCAGAGGTTATCCGGGTGGAGCATACGAAATCGGAGAACGAGTTGAGATCAGAAACGCTCAAGGCGAATGGATTCCTGGTGTAGTGAACCGGATAGACGGATTTGACTTGCGCATAAAGCTAGAAAACGGAAGCATGCGGCAGATCGCAGATCCTACGAAAGTGAGACAGGTTACTAAACTGGACCTCGGTCAGAAGGCAAGACTTGACATAGAGGCCGAAATAAGGTATAATAAGGATGTGGAGACAAAGATAGACATTCCGAAGTTCAACGTGACGCTGCCAATCGGCTCGAACTCCTTGCGAATAGAGAACGAGCTTGGCCCTTCGACAGCGGAGATGAACTCTACGTCGCTGGTCGTCAACGAAGAAACTTGGAGACGGAACCTTGACGCGGCACTTCGCGAGCGGGATCGTCTGTTTGCAGAAGCAAAAACTAAAACACAGAATCCAGCCTTCCGCCCGAATGCTCCTTCGGATTGCGTTAAAGAATTCTTCGAGATTCGTGGCCTTCCGCCGCAAAGAATCAACAAGTCATCGGGAACACCGGCTTGCGATAAAGAAACTTTGCAATCGCTAATAGCAATGGGCGATGATCTTGCGCCGATAGTTTTGGAAGCACGAGAAGCGCAATCGAAAGTTAGCCAACTGGAGAAATGGGAAGAGTTCGCACTTGCCGGCGAAGTCCAATGTAATTGGAACCAACTCGGTACTCCGCACGGTCGTTACTCGTGCGACAGCCCCAACCTACAGAATAGGATTCTAGAAATTCGCGAGACGATCGAAGCTCCGCAAGGATTCAAACTTTTGAGCTTGGATCTTGGTCAAGCAGAATACGTGGTTTGGGCCTCACTTTCACAAGACCCGACGTTGATCAAAGCGTTCGACGAAGGCAATGATTTCCATACGCAGATGTTCGAGGAAATTAAAGCGGCAGCGCCGAACTTGGATTTACGCGGTGAAGAAAGGAAGGCTGGCAAAACAATTAACTTTGCTCTGCTTTACCTGATGCAGCCGTTTGTACTTTCAAAGAAACTTGGAATCACCGAAGCGGAAGCGCGCGAAGTAATCGCGGCTTACAAAGCAAGGGCTCCGATCGCCACCGCCTACATGGATCGAGTTATTTCAGAGATCCAGAAGACGGGCGTTTCAATCACAAAATTTGGTAGAGTTCGCGAGTTGCCGGAAATCAAAACGGCGAAGCGCGGCCAACGTCATCAGCTGACTAAAACCCTTTGGCACCACCATAATGCTGGAACTGCGGCTGAGATTCTGAAGATCAAACAAGTAAAATCTTGGAAAGCCATTCGTCGTGCGTTTGATGTCGAAGACGCCAGGCTGGTTCTCCAAATGCACGATGAAGTGATCTTCATGGTGCGGGATGAAATCCTGGATGAAGCCATCGAGCTGACGGAAGCTGCGTTCGCTGAAGTAATTCCAGGATTCCTGCCTTTCAAGGTGGACGTCAGAACAGGAAGGAATTGGTTACAGATCTCCAAGTAAGTCGGGGGTGATGTATGTGGCTGCGGGATGATGACTTAGACGAAGAAGATTCGATCAGTGGATTGCGTGGTATAGTGAATGCCACGATCCTTGCAGTTATATTCTGGGGAGTGTTATACCTCCTGTTTGTATAAGAGAGTATGTCCAAAGTGAGGTCACAAGTTGCCTAAAGACGTGAGAAAAGCATGGGACGCGGAGACCATGGGGTACGGGAAGCACACGTACACCGTCGTCGATCCGGATGCCATCAATGTTGAAGACTTCGCAGTCAATATGCGAGGTGACGAACAGCATCGGGGAGACGTCCGTGAGGAGAACACCGCATATAATGAGAGGCAGGAGGATAACACAGTAACCCTCGACCTACTGTCGAAGATTGGAACGGTTTTCACGACAGAAGCTCCAGGACTCGATGGGACTTATATTGTGGTAGGGATGCCAATTGTACGCTCACCGGAGGTCTTTGCTCGGGTGTCATTGGCGATGCCAGTGCAGAACGTGCAGGATAAAGGTCCGAAGTACGTAGCGAAAGAAGAAGAAGTTATAGAGATGTCCTGTGTCGAACTTGGCTGTGCTGTAGATGTAGGAAACAAGTTTAGACAAGTTGGAGGAGAAATCCTCGCGAAGGGTAAGCACCAGAATCTCGGATGAGTGAGAACGTTTGGATAATGCAATCAACTCTCTGGGCGATGTCTCAGGACCGGGCAGCAAGAGAGCTGCCGAGATGGACAAAGGCCTGGTGGCGTAAGGCCCTTGAAATTTATTTAGGAAGAGGTGGAAAGGTTCAAGAAGATGAGTCTGAAGTCGATGAGTTCACAAGCGCAGACCCAGATAATCGAGCTTTTGCAATGGGTTAAAGAACGGAACCTCTCGGAGGAGACCGAGCGTTGGTTGTGTCCATTTACGAAGCGTATACGAGCACGGGCACAAATGCGGCCACATCAAGCACGGACTGCATTATCAATACCGACTGTACGTTCTCTACAATCTCGAGGAATGAATGTCGAGATCGAGGATCTCGGGGAGCTAAAACTGGCACGATCTCACCGGTTTACCGGGGCAGGGGTCGGCGAGGCCGAAGCGCTCCTATCCATGTTGCACCAAATCCGACACGCCCATTCCGTCGTAAGGAACTAAGCTAATGGCCCTGCTGGACCGCGCTACCGAGTCGCGGGTCATGCAGATCGTGAACGCTGTCGTGAGTTCCTTCTCAGTGTTCGCTCTCGGCCGAGAGTTGGGCCAGACAATCCCACAAGCTGCGTCCGCATCCCTCGGTATAACCACAGCTGGCCGTCTTACATTCCTCGAGTCCTCCTATTTAGCAGGAAAGGTGGCTACTGCTATCGGAACCGATACTTTGAGGACAATGACTGAGCCTCAGTTGGTGTCGTTTATCACGAACAATAACATCGTGCTGACTGAAGCTGATCGTGTGACGATCAACGCCATGAAAGAGAACACAGAGAGGTGGCTACAGGGTCGGACAGCTGCGTGGCAGGCAAAGATGAGGGCGGAGATTGCGGTTGCTGACCAGGCGTGGAGAGCAACTATAGCCTCGACAACCTTTGACAACGCTGGCGCTCTAGCAGTGGCCCGAAACACAGCTTTGGTGAATCTAGTTAATAGAGTGGAGGATAGTTCAGCAGAGTGGGCAGCAGACGTCGATCGACTGGTTCAATCAGAGATGAACAACTTCTTTCAGGAAGCACAGACGGCGGACCTATCTGGAGAAGAGATAGTCTACAAGCAGCCGAGAGTGTCAGCCTGTCCTCATTGTCTGCGTATATGTGTAAAGCCCGACGGTTCATTCAGAAGGTTCAAACTCAAGGATGTAGCCGGAAACAGTAATATAGGAAGAAAGGCGGCCCAGTGGGTATTCACCATAGGCCCCATCCATCCGTACTGCTACTGTGTCCTTTACAGAGAGTCTGACGTAAGCAAAGGCCCACACAGGTCGCTAGCTAGAGCCAAAAGACAGTCCCTCCACAAGGGCTTGAAGAAGAACTCTTGTGGCATCCCAGACGACCCAGACCTATTGTTCGAGGATCAGAAGGGTGATCCAAAACATAGTCACCGCCCGGCACACGTCAACGTCCTTATAAATGCAGTGAAGAAGGCGTATGGGGACTCTCTTCCGAGAGCGCCCGAAGACTAAGACTCTGATTCACCGTTCGTTTGTTGGTTTAACGAATCTACTCGAAAACTGACAAACTATGTTTGAAAACATACCAGATCTCGATGCGGCGCTAGACCAGGCTGACCAACCTCTAATCGGCATGAACCTTCTGCTCAAGGCAATTGAGCCGGAGAACGAAGAGGCACCCTGGCGGTTCGCAGGCATCGCATCTGACGAGTCAGAGGATGTGGAAGGTGACAAGATCCTTCGAAAAGCCCTTGATGTAACTTACGCAGCTCAGCGTGGGTACGTTAACTGGGATCACAGTAGGAAGCCAGCAGATCAGATTGGCTTCCTCACCAAATGTGAAGTTTTGAACAAAAGTCGTATCGGCGAGCTGAGGAAGAGCTTTGGAGATGATATTTCCGATACGGCAACTGTCTACGTGGAGGGTGAGTTCTACAAGCACATCCCTGCCGCGAAAGAGACCTTCGCTCTGCTCAAGTCCGTTCCTGCTGGCGCTACAGGTCCCGGGTTATCGCTCGATGGTGCGGTGGCTCGGGATCGAACCAATGGAGGGGTGGTTAAAGCCTTTGTTCGGGGTGTGGCCATTACACCGGCGCCAGCTCATCCCCAAACAGTAGCTCGCTTGAAGAAGTCCCTACAGATCTACGATACGATTCAGGGTCTTGATGGTCAGCTTCCACCTGATTTGCCGGCTTCTATTGCGCATGCAGTGGTAACAGAATTGAGAAAGAGTGCTGACGAGAAGATCCCGCCGGCGCTCTCACACGATGAAGCGGTCATGTTTGTTCTAAGGAAACGACCGCACTTTACATACGAGCTCGCGAGTAAGCTCGTTCGGTACACGATGCAGAAACTGGAAAGAGGAGTTTAAAACTCATGGGTGAAGAAACCAAAGCTGCCGATGCCAAGAAAGACGAGAGTGGCACGGTAACGGAAGATGATCTCCTCAAGAGCCTGACGGACCTCGAGGGCAAGAAGCCTGACGAGGACAAGAAGCCGGAGGCCGATCCGAAGGTGGAGACCGCCGCTCTTGAGAAGAACGCCGCAGATGCGATTAAGGATGGGGCCTCAGATGACCTCAAGAAATCCCTGGACGTCAGTTCTGCATTGTCCGAAATTACGAGCCTGTTAGGGGCTCACGTTGACGATAGCCTGGAGGCTCTCCAGAAGTCTGTTGACGCAACCGCTCAGCGAGACTTGAAGTTCGTTGCGATCCTGGAAGGATTCCAGAAGAGCATCGGCGAACTCGCCGAGAAGATCGCCGAATTCGGTGGCCAGCCTGCCAAGAAACCCAGTGCCAAGGTCGATGACGGTAAGGTGGAAGTCCTTAAGAAGAGCATCGAGGGCGACGGTTCTGGCGACGGCGACGACAAGGCCGGTAACATCACCAGGATCCAGGTGCTTGGCACGATGGAGCGGCTCGCCAAGAGCGCGGACATCGGCAGCGACGACAACCAGCGTTGGACGAACGCCGCAGTCAAGTTTGAGTCAACCGGCCAGATTAGCAACAAGGATCTTCTGGAAATCAGGAGCGAATTGGCCCAAGCCGCCTAACTGAGTTAGGCTAGAGGAGAAGAGGAAATGTTCGAGCATATGCTCAGTCAAGAAGACGGCTTCGGCGAGGCCACCATGGCCGAACTTGCCGAGCTCCGCAAGGCGCTCGAGATCGGTTATAGCCAGCCCACAACGGGAGTCGGTTTCGACGCACTACGGGTGGAGTCACTTGAGTCTACGCTCAAACTGCTTACCTTCAGCGCGGTCCACATTAAGCTGTGGAATCAGATCTCCAAGACGGAGGCGTTCTCGACGGTTGAAGAGTACAACCGGCTGATCGAGTACGGTCGTCCCGGAGGTGGTTTCGTACCCTCAGGTGTCCTACCGGAAGAAGAGGATACGATTTACGAGCGAGCAGACCAGAAGGTCAAGTACATCGGCTCGACTCGGTCGGTCCATCATCCGGCAACACTGGTCAGGACCATTCCCCCGGACCTGATCGGACAGGAAACCCAGAACGGCGCTCTCTACATCATGGGCAAGGCC